CCCGCCGCTGTCTCGCGCACGCCCCATCACCGTGCGCTGCGCAAGCACCCAAAGCAGAGCCAATGGGCATTGCAGCTGGACCTGGGGCAAGACCAGGAGCTGGCCCAAGCGCTGCTGCAGAACGAGAACCAGGTGCCCGACTTCCGCATGCTGCTGCGCGCTGAGCAGAAGCTGATTCGGGATGCAGAGAAGGCGGCCAAGAAGCTGGCCAAGGACTGGGACGAGGTATTCGAGGAATGAAGCGGTTGCTGGTGTTGGTCATGAGCCTGTGGCTCATCGGATGCTGCTCTGCAGTCAGTCTCGAGCCGGACCATCTGCCAGCACCTGCACCAACCGGAGACGTGGAGAGAGCCTATGATGAAGCAGCTCAAGCGATGGATCTGTTCTGTGGTGGGTGCAAACCCAGGCTCATCCAGACCGGAGCTACAGCCGTCGCCGCAATCGTCGTGCTTGCAGACGATCAGCGAGTGTACGTGCTGTACAACCGGCAGGCCCTGCAGCGGATGGTTGACCGCTATGGTTACGAGGCAGCTGTCGGCGTGTTTGCTCACGAGCTCGGCCACCTCCAAGACCTGCTCACGGATGTTGAATTGAGCGGCGTTGAAGCAGAGCTGAGTGCCGACGCATGGGCAGGTTGTGCGCTGGCCATTACCCGTGGCGACATTGCGCCGCTGCAGGACTACCTCCTGGCCGAGGCCAAGCCCAGCGCAGTGCATTCGGACCCCGACGTGCGGGCGCAAGCAATCGAGGACGGCTACGCAACCTGCTCCGGCATCTGGGGCGGAATCTGATGAATCTGCAGGAGCAGGCGCGAAAACAGGCCCGTGACCTTGCGCGGGCAGATCGGGTGTTTATCAATAGTGTGCGAGAGGTCCTTGGCCTGGACCCGCTGTACAACCAGCCACCGAAACAAGCAACGCACATCCACTACTACGCCCCAAACCAGGACAGCCTGGACCTGGGCTGCAAGTGGAACCGAGCCCGCATAAGGGGCAGCAACTGACCATGCTCGATTACGAAACTGTGACTGAGGGCCTCTCGCTTCTCCAATCCCGCATCAATGAGGCGCTGGAGCACCTTGCGGCCAAGCTGCTGGAGGACGACTGGGACGGCATCAGTGCTGCTGCTAGCGCAATCCAAGCTACTGAGACGCAGATGCAGGCACTGCATTGGGTGCTGGGCAATGCGGAGGAGCTGTGACGTGTGCTGGTGGGAGGAAGATGATGTCGTCCCAAGCTGGCAGACAGCCCTGCTGGTGATGGCAATGGCATTGCTGCTGTGGGGCTCGCTTTGACCTGGGTCAAAGGCCAGAGCGGCAACCCGAGCGGCCGCAATGGACCGCGGCCGAAGACGATTGAATACAAGAAGTTCGTCCAGCTCTGCCGCGAGCATGCCCACGAGGCCCTGTCCTGCCTGCTCGAAGTAATGCGCACCAGCACCAGCGCCAGTTCCCGGACCAGAGCCGCAATCGAGCTACTGGACCGGGCATTCGGCAAGTCCAAGGAGCATATCCAGCTCGGGACCGACAAGCCTGTAGCTGAGCTGCCACCGGCTGAGCGCCTACGGGTGCTGCAGCAGGCAATGGAGCAGGTGCAGCAGGAGATTCAGTAATGGCACTCGACGGCAGCTGCACAAGCAACTACGGAAGGCACTGCAAGAGTAATGCACGGCGAATCCCCAACACTACGTGACCTGCGCCTGGAGCTGGAGCAGCGGAAAGCCGAGCACGAGAGGGGCCTGGCTATCCAAGGCGAGGGCATCCGATCATACTGGCACGCCAGGCTGAAGCGGGAGCAGGAGCAGTGCCTGGTCCACAAGCAGGGGCTGCGCCGGGTGCTGAAGAAGATGCACCTGGACCGGGACCAGCAGCGGAAAGAGAAGGGGGAGCTGCAGCGGGCGCTAGGGGGTGTGCAGAAACAGCGCGACGAACTGCAGCAGCACAACCAGAAGCTGTCCCAGCAGCTGAAGGAGGCATCCGCAAAGCTGCAGGAGCACCGGGACAGTCGCTGCTTTTGGAGGAACCGTTATGGGGAGCAGCTGGAGATGTCCTGGGAGCTGCGGCGGCGGCTGAGTGTGTTGCGTGGGCGGGTGACGCTGGAGGAGAAGCTGCTGCAACAGCTGCGCTGACCATGAACCCTGCACTGGCATACGCGCTGCAGTTGGCCCGGGAGAACCGCGGTCCTGTGGACATGTATGCCAAGCTCATGGAGCAGGACGAGAAGCTGGTGCAGGCTGGGTTTCCGCCAATGTCCCCGTGGTGGAAGAAGGTCCTGAAGAGATTCTACCGAGCGGGGCGGGACCGGGGAGTGCTGCGGCTGGTGCTGCGTGTGGGGCGCAGAGGGGGCAAGAGCAGCACGCTGTGCCGGGTTGCTGTGTGCGAAGTACTCCACGGCAACCACCCGGTCCCGCCCGGCGATGTAGGTGTGTTCGCGTTCGTCTCGGTGAAGAAACCAGAGGCGCTCGAGCGGCTGGCCACGGTCTGCGAGATTCTGGACGCGCTCGGCGTGGAGTATACCCAAAGCGGGCCCGAGGTGCGTCCCGAGGGCATGCGCCGCTGCTTTCGCGTGTACGCAGCCAGCTACCGCACATCGGTTGGGTTCACTGGCATCGGCCTGGTGTTTGATGAGGTCGCACGCTGGCGCGACGACAAGACCGGCGCCAATCCGGCAACTGAGATTCTTCGGTCAATGCGGCCGACAATCAGCACGATGCCGCACGCGTGCGAGTTCATGTCCAGCTCGCCGTTCTCGACGCTGGACGCGCACTACGATGCATCCGAGCAGGGCGACACCGCCGAGCAGCATGTCGCATTCGCGCCAACCTGGGTGGCAAACCCGACCCTGACCAAGGAGCGGTGCCAGAAGCTGGAGCAGGATGAGGCCACCTTCAACCGCGAGTATGGTGCAATCCCCATGGCTGGCGGGCTGGCCATGTTCTTCGACCACCGCGAGATTGAAGCTGCAGTGTTCCAGGATCTGCAGCTGGGCCCGGACTACGAGCCAGGCGACATCATAACCGCTGGCGGCGACTTCGGCTTTGTGCGGGACAGCTCTGGGCTGGTCACCATGCGGCGGCGGGGCGAGCGTCGGCGGGTGACAGGCCTGCTCGAGCTCAAGCCCGGGGACACGGCCCTGAAGCCGAGCGAGACCGTAGCCGAGTTCGCCCAGGTCCTGCAGCTGCACGGCATCAGTGGCGTAATGGCAGACGGTCACTACCGCGAAAGCATCATTGAGCACCTGCAGGAGCACCAGCTCGGGTTCCTGTCAGCTCCCACTGATGTGCCGGCGACATACGTGCATCTGCGTACGCTGCTGCACCAGGGCCTTCTCGAGCTGCCACAGCACAAACAGCTGATTCGGGACCTGAAGGAGGTCCAGGGTCGGCCCACAGCAACAGGCCGATTGCAAATTATCCTGCCCAAAAGAGCGGGAGGAGGGCATGCGGATTTGACATCAGCCCTTGTCCTGGCCGCCTACCAGCGAGCAGGCACAGTGGTGGAGCAGGTCCAGCAGCTGCCCGATGGTTGGACCCAGGCTGAGCTCGACGATGTGGCTGCATTGGTGCAGCGGCGGAAGCAGCAGCGGGGCGAGGGCGGGCTATTCAGCAGCGGGAGTGTGTTCAGTGGGTAGCGATGGCGTTATTTGGGACATGGTGCCGTGCTACCCAAGCGGGAATGCAGCGGGCGCAGAAGAGGCAAGCTTTGTGGGCGTTCAGCCCAAAGAGCCAGCACCGCTTGGTGTTCCAGGTCGAGTGCTGGTCGAGAGCTGCTGCAAGTTCAGCCGGTGTGAGGAACGAAGCAGGACCTGTCCCTTCAATCGGGAGATGGCAACCGACCACTGCACTCACCCCGACATGCCCAAGAAGGAGCGGCAGCTGTCAATTGACGAACTGCTCGAGTCGGGTCCACCTGCCCATTGCCCGCTCCGCAACGGACCCATCACAATCGCACTCGATTGGAAGGTAGACAATGTGTGAAGACGTGTCGGCACTTGTGCCGCAGAAGGACAGCTGCGGGAACTGCAACAGCAACGAGGCAGAGCAGGCCATTGCAATGGTGAGCGCCCTGGCAGACTTGGCGCGAAAGAAGGGTCTGGCCCATGTGCAGTGCGGGCCCATTCAAATGGCGCTGGGGCCGCTGCCGGTTCCGATGCAGCCGCAGGAAGACGAGGCAGCCAGCGACAAGAGCGAAGGCGATCAGCGATTCGCCCACAGCAAGATGCGGCCGCCGAACCTGCGAGCGCTCCGCGGGGGCAAGTCGTGACAATGCGCCTGTGCCATGTTGCGTTCCGGGAGCCGGTTCCGCCGCCGGGCGGCAGTGTGCGGCAGTCGGTGCAGCAGCTGCAGACGCAGACCACGGACTTCAGCGGCTTCGTTGGGCAGCTCGAGCGCCGCGGCGACAATTGGATCTGGGCTAAGAGCTCCCATGGTTGGGAGGCCTACTCGCCATCTGTGGTGGCTCGAATCACCCCAGCGGCAGACACAGCTCCGGCACCTGAATCGGGACCAGCAGTAGAGCCTGAGCCGGAGTCAGAGCTGCCCCCTTGTTGCGACATCTGCCACAAGGAATTCTCGATTGAGCGGGGCAAGCGCGGAGCCAAAACCTGCAGCCGCAGCTGTGCTGCCATACTCAGCCACCGGCCCAAATAAAAGCAGGCCCCACCTGCTACAGAAGGGGCCCGCCAAGGAGAGTCACACGATGAACGCCACAACCACACCTGGGGAACGGGGCGTTTGTCAATGGCTACTGAGTACGAAGACCAGCGATGGTGGCTGGTAGAAGATGATGAGCTCGCGGCTGCAGTCTGCCGTGTAGCGGAGGATGTCGACGAAGCAACGCTGGATCGGCAGCAGGCCATATTGGACGCCTATTGCCTCTATGGCGACCGCAGCGCAGTCAGTGGCGGCGCCAGTAGCGGCACCTGGGGCGACGAGGAGGTCATCACCCGCAATGTGATCGCCTCAGCGGTGGACGCTGTGCTGAGCGAGGTCACGCAGACACGGCCCCGGCCCATGTTCGTCACCATTGGCGGGGACTGGTTGGATCAAGAGCGGGCCCGAAAGCTGACCTTCTACAGCGATGCCAAGTTCCAGGAGTGCGATGTGCGCGAGCAGGGGGAGCAGGCAGCGCGGGATGCAATCGTGGCTGGTCTGGGGATCCTGTGGCCAATCATTGATCCACTGCGCAACGAGGTGGATGTGGAGCGCATCTTCCCGGCTCACTTCCTGGTTGATGACCAGAACTGCGTCGGCGTGTACCCCCGCAGCTACTTCGTACGCCGAATCATGGATCGGTGGCAGCTCCGGAGCATGTATCCGGACCACGCTGCTGCGATTGAAGAAGCTGCTGGGCCAGATGCCAGTCAATGGTACGCGGACAGCTACAAGCAGCAGGATGTGGTGGAGGTCTGGGAGGCCCTGCACCTGCCAAGCGGACCCGATGAGGGCGACGGCCGGCACGTGATCGCCATTCCTGGCGCTGTGCTGTACGACCAGCCCTACGAGCACCGCGATCCACCGTTCGCATTCGTGCGCGCCGTGCGGCCCATCTGCGGCTTCTGGGGCGAATCGCTCGTGGCCCGGGCCGAGTCGACACAGCTGGAGCTGAACAAGCTGCTGCAGCGGATCCAGGACAGTATGCACCTGCACGCCAATCCGATTTGGTGGGTACCGCGGCAGGCAAACGTGGTCAAGGCGCACATCACCAATGATGTGGGGACCACTGTGCAATACGACGGGCCGCGGCCGCCGACGCAGCATACGCCCAGCAGCATGAGTGCGGACGTGTACCAGTACGTCGAGTCGCTGAAGCAGGAGATCTACAATCTCATCGGCGTTTCTGAGCTGAGTGCGAACAGTCTCAAGCCCAAGGGCCTGGACAGTGGCCGGGCTCTGCAGGTCTACAACGACGTTCAGAGTCGCCGCTTCATCCGCCTGGAGCGCGACTACGAGCAGCTGTTCGTGCGGCTGTCACGGCTGGTGGTCCGGCTTGAGAAGCGGATTGCAGAAGACGACTCCAGCCACGAGATCATCTACGAGAAGAAGAAGGCCAAGACCCGCGTCCGGATCAAGTGGACGGAGATTGACTTGAACGAGGACAGCTACCGGGTCCAGGTGTTCCCGGCGTCAGCCTTCCCGACCAATCCGGCCGCCAAAATCGAGATGCTTGAGGGCATGCTCGAGCGCGGCGTGATTGACCAGCAGGCGTTCTACGAGCTCGCCATGGACGTGCCCGACCTCGAGGCCATGCGTAACCGAGTCGTTGCACCGCTCGAGCTGCTGCACCAGCGGTTTGACACGATGCTCGAGGAGAACCGGTACCTGGCTCCGGACACATACATGGATCTGGAGCTGGGTATCCGCGAGTGCGGCATCACGCTGCAGCGGGCCGAGCTCGAGGGGGCGCCTGAGGAGCGGCTGGAGCACCTGCGGCGATGGCTGGGCGATGCCAAGGCGCACCTGGACAAGGCAGCAGAGGCTGCAGCGCCAGCAGCTGGCCCAGCAATGCCAATGGGTCCAGAGATGATACCGCCCGAGGCTGGGGCAATTCCGTCGGAAATGGCCCAGGGGTTGCCGCCAGACATGGCCATGCCCCCGGAGATGATACCGGGCATGCCGCCGCCCGACGCAATGGGACCGCCGCCGGCCCCGCCAATGATGTGACAGGAGCAGAACCAAGACCATGAGCAACACCGCAGAGACCGAGACCGCACCCATTGCTGACGCCGCTGCAGAGCCGGCAGACGCAGCTGAAGACCAAAGCGAGGAGCAGCTGATTGCAGCAGCTGCTGAATACCTGGAGCAGGCCGACTCAGATGAGCCCGCGCCGGAGCCAGGGCAGGGCCAGAAGTCGCCGCAGGAGCAGGGTGAGCAGCAAGCCGAGGCTGGCCCAGAAGACGGACAGGAGCCGGCTCAGGAGCAAGACGCGTCCAAAGAAGAGCCCATTGGCGACGTGGAGCCGAAGCGGGGCAGCCGCGGGTGGGAGCATGCACAGCTGCGGCGCCAGCAACAGCAGCTGGCTCGGCAGCAAGCCGACTTCGATGCCCGATCCGCAAAGCTCGCCGAAGCAGAAGCTGCAGCCGCGGACAACGCCAAGCTGGTGGAGCTGATGAAGCTCAACCCAATCAAGGCTGCCGAAGCAATGGCGGAGAAAGGCGGGCTGCGCGGGGACCAGTTCCTGCAGCGGCTACAGGAGGCCTACGTCAAGGGCGACGACGGCGGCCAAGCGGAGGTGCGCACAGAGCTCGCGCAAATCCGGGAGGAGATTGCGGCCTGGAACAAGTCCCGTGCCGAAGCTGCAAAAGAGCAGGAGCAGCAGCAGCAGCAGGAGACGCTCCAGGAGCAGCAGACGCAATGGGTCGACAAGCTGATTGCTACCACAACCAATGGCAGCGCAAGCAGATACCAATACCTCGCAGCCGCAATCAAGACCGACCCGGAGGACACTCGGCGCGTCATTGGAGAGGCCGTAAAAGCCGTCTATGAGAATGATTGGAATGTATCCCCCGAAGACCTGCTGGATCATCTTGACAAACAAGAGAAGACCAGTCATGGTCGATTCGTAGCAATACAACAGCATCTTAATGGTGCTCGGGGCCAAGGTAACCCCGCCGTAGACGAGTCGGCGAATCCTGCGGGACAAGGCTCCCCGGCCAGCGCGCAAAAGCCTGCCGCCAATCAGCGGACAGTCACGAATCACGACGTTGCTAACAGCAGCGGCGCGCGCAGGGAGCTCTCCGAAGCCGAAGCCCTAATAGAGGCGGACCGGGTACTTCGAGGATCCTGACCGACTGTCCAGACCGGCAGCTATGCGCAGCGTCGCGCAGGAGTTGCCTAAATGGCCAGTCTGACCACCACCGCGTTCACGAACGCGATGAAGATTCTCTACCCGCGGGGGCTCGAGGAGGTTTGGTATCCCGAGTGCCCGTTCCTTGCGTGGGTCCCGAAGACTTACAACTTCGAGAGCACCAGCAAGCAAATCAATCCCATCTACTCCGGCATCCGGGGCTCGACCGACTTCGCCACTGCACTGGGGGCCAAGAGCAACCCAAGCATCGCGAAGTTCAACGTCACTCACGTCAAAGACTACGTCATTGGCTCGATTGACAATCTCGCTCTCAAGGCCACCCGCTCGCAAAAGGGCGCAATGGCCAAGGCCCTCAAAACGCAGATGGATGCGGCCATGTACGAGTTTGGTCGCTCGGCTGCATTCCAGGTTTGGGGCGACGGCACTGGAAGCCGTGGCACTGTCGGAAGCGTCAGCACCACAAGCCTGACTCTCTCGCCGATCAATGATGCGGTGAAGTTTGAGGTGGGCATGGAGCTGAAGGCCAAGAGCTCGGCCGGCACGCTCCGCGCTGGCTCCGCCACTGTCACCGCAATCAATCGCGCAACTGGTGTACTGACCACGGACAGCAACTGGACTGCGCAAATCACTGGGCTGACCGCCACTGACACGCTTGCTCGCGAAGGTGATTACACCGCCAGCGGCGCAAACGTGCTGTCGGGGGTACTCAGCTGGATTCCGGCCACTGCGCCAACGACTGGTGACAGTCACTTTGGCCAGGATCGGTCTTTGGACGTGAGCCGGCTTGCTGGCACTCGCGTTGCTGGTGCAGGCAAGACGATTGAAGAGATCGTCTTCGATGCCCAGGCTGAGGCCAGCATCAATGGCGCAAAGGTGGACAGCCTCTGGCTGAACAGCAAGCGCTTCGCCGAGCTCTGCAAGAGCATCCAGGGCAAGGCCCACTACCCGCAGACGACCGTATCGTCCAGCGGGGGCCAGAGTGGCAAGGCCAAGGTCGGCTTCAACGGCTTCGTGTTCCCCGGCGAGCGCGGCCCGGTGACGGTCCTGTCCGATCCGAACTGTCCGTACGGCTACGGACTCATGACGCGCAAGGCAGCTTGGGAGCTGGCTTGTCTCGACGGCTGTCCTCACTTCTCGGAAGAGGACGGACAGCGATTCCTGCGGGAGATCAGCGCAGACGCCATTGAGTTCCGGCTCAAGGTGTACTGGCAGCTGTGCTGCGAGCGGCCCGTGGACAACGTCCTCATCGATTGGGACAACTGAGGAGGCTGAGCAATGGCATACAAAGACAGCACTGACCTGCTCAAGCACATCGCCCACACCCAAAGCCAAGACGACATCGACTTTCTGCTTCGTGAGCGCGTCGCACGCATTCTCGTTCCAGCAGAAGCCGCCGCCGCGGACACGGCCAACTACGTGTTGCTCGATGCCGAAGCGGACATCGAATTGGTGAGCATCTCGCTGTATCCCAGCGCTGATGTGACCGCCAATAACACGAACTTCGCCACCTTGGACATCAACAAGGAGGACGGTGCCGGGGGTGGCATGACCAGCCTCGACGCATTCACCACGGAAACCACGGGAAGCGGCGACTGGTCTGCTCGTGTGGAGGAGCAGTTCTCCGGCATCGCGGTGACCGACACCGTGGACGAGGGGGAGCTCGTCATCCTCGAGGTGACCAAGGACGGCACTGGCGTGCAGCTGCCCGACATGCTGGTCGAGGTTTGGTACCGGGTGCTCTGATGACTGTTTCAGACAAGGGGCAGTATCGACCTTACTCCCATGCGCGGGGGCTCACCGTTGCGTCGTTTCGGTTCGACACGAACAACGGTTCCGCCGCGGATGGGCTCGAGGATCCGGGCGGCATTGTGTCAGGAATGACCTATGCCGCAACAGGGCAGGAGATTGCCACGCTCAAGCGCCGCTACAAGCGGATCTTCGCGTACGCAATCACTGACGACGGCGACACCGTGGGCGAGGTGGAGGCGGATGTCTCCGCAAGCCCATCAGCGGCCAACACCATCACGGTGTCCACTTGGTCGGACGCAGCTCCGCAGGTGGCGCTGAAGACCAACAACGTCAAAATCACGGTCTTCGCTCATCTGTACGACGCGTGACAACACCATAGGAGGTCTCTATGGCTGCATCTGTACGGCTCGATGAGCTGCAGCCGCGCGTGCGCGAGCTCGCAGACATGGAGACCTCTGCGGCTTCGTCCCACTTTGTGGACGACACAGAGCTGAACCGGGCCATCAACCGGGCCTTGAAGCAGCTTTACAACAAGCTCATCCTCGTGCGCGGGGACGACTACTACGCCACCAGCGCCACTATTGCGACAGTGGCCAATCAGGCTGCATATGCCCTGCCAGCAGACTTCTTCCAGCTGCTGGGGGTGATGGCATACGACGCCAGCGGCAACTACAGGGACTTGCCCAAGTGGAGCTACAGGGACCTGGCCGATCTGATGAACCTAGAGGTGGGCAGCAACAGCGGGCTGGAGCTGTACCGGTACCGGCTCGTGAGCAGCAACGTGGAGATTCGCCCGCAGCCAACCACCGCCGCGCACACGCTCAAATACCTCTACATCCCAGCCATGACCGAGCTGGCTCTGGCTGCGGACACGTTCGACGGCGTTAACGGCTGGGAGGACTGGGCCTGCTACACGGCCGCTATGGACATGCTCAACAAGGAGGAATCCTACGAGCAGGCAGCGGCCCTGGCCCAGAAGCGGGCCCCGCTCGAACAGCAGATTGAGGCCCTGGCCGGCAGCAGGGACGCTGGCAGGCCTGACAAGGTGCAGGACACGCGCCGAGACTGGGCCGGCCGCCGCCGTCGCCGCAACGATTGGAACCTGTGATGCGCGATGTGCCTGTGCCGCTGCAGTCCGACTATGTGACCGGAGCGCTGGCTGACCAAGCGCAGCACCAGCAGCGGCAGGTTCGGGCTGTACCCTTTCTGCAGGGGAACCTGGTCGAGGACATTGAGATCGGTCCAGGAGCAACAAAAAAGGTCAGGCACCATTTGGGGCGTGTGCCGAGTGGTTACCTTGTGCTTGAGGTGTACGGCGGGGAGGGGCGCATTAGCTACACGGCCAAGGATGCCAGCTCGATCACCATCAAGAGCAGCGCTGCAACCGCAACCGTCAAAGTGAAACTTTGGGTGTTCTGATGGGTGGGCGCATCAAAATCCCAATTCCACTCGCTCGAGGCCTTAGCCAAGGCGTCGACGATCGCGTTCGTGCGCCCGCAGTGCTCACCAAAGCCACCAACGCGGAGTTCCTGAAGGATGGCGCTCTGACCAAACGGCACGGTTTCACGAAGCTTGCAACGACCGTTGTAGGCGAGAGTGGTAGGCCCGACAACCAGGGCAACTGCAAGACCCTGTTCAGCACCGGCACGGAGCTGTGCATCCGCGGTCACCGCAGCCTGTACACGTACTGCGACGTGGAGAGCTCGTGGCTCAACCGCGGGCCAATCTCACCCTTCACAGGTGAGCTCGAAACCATGTTTCACGATCAGCGCAGCTATGACGCTGGCGATACGTGGATCCATGGCAACTACATTGGCTACATCGCGCACAGTCAGCGGCAGCCCGACGAGAGTTCGACCATTGAGCACAAGATGCACTTTCGGTCCACGACCACGGACCACCAAGTGCTGATTGCCGATGAGGTGTTTGCTACGTCCAGCGACCTGGCCGATCTACCTCACGCGCCGAAGATGTCCGCCTGCACCGGCAAGCTACTCGCTGCCTACCTCGAGGGAGCAACGGGAGCATCTACCGCGACATTGCGGATCTACCAATACCCCACCGCAACCCCTACGACCGCCCCTACAGCTGCCGTCGCGCAGTCAAACGTGTGGCACTACACGTACAAGGGAATGCGCACCTACGACATCATCCAGATGTCGAACGGCAACTACTGCTACGCGTACATCAACCACACCACGCGGGACATTGAGGTGGTCATCAATGACAGCACGCACTCCAATGTAGCGAGCGCGACCATTTCGACCACCGATCCGTACGAGCTCGTAGCCCTCGACCACAACAGCAGTCAGATCTACGTGCTTGCGGTTGCTCAGCCTGGTGAGGGCACGAGGCAAGTTGAGCTGCATGGGCTGGCAGACACGAACCTGGCCAGCAACTTCGGCCCGATCAACCTGTACACCATCCCCGCAGACGAGGCGGTCTATTCGCTGGGCGTCAAGCAGGGCGTGAACAGTGCCGGAGCAACCCGCGTCGCGTGCACTTGGACCATTTGGGACGCTGGCAGCAACGACAGCAAGGGCAATACCTTGTCGTTGACCGAGGACTGGGCCCTTGACAACCGCTCCACCAATACCAGCGGTGCGAACCTTGACGACCGCCACCGCGCCTACAACGTCTTTCAGCGAACAAATCCATTCTGGGAGGAGAACCGATGCTACGTGGTGGCGGCTACGAGCTCGGGCGCAACAGCTGCCGATTCTCAGGTGATCCTGGACCTGGATCCGCAGTCTGGAGCAGGCGCGCGCCCCCACCGACTTGCTGGCATGTATGACGTAGGCGTAGCCCCAATCACCGGAGCAGTTGCGGCAGAGGGTCTAACAACGCGCCTGGGCTCGGCAAACAGCGTCTATGAGACCAGCAGCGGCTCGAAGGTGTACCGGCACATGAGCACGTCGGTTGCCTATGTCATTGCCGACAGCACTACCGACATTGCCCGCTACAGCCAGGACCGCGTGGAGTATGACTTTGCCAAGGTCAGCACGAATGCGATCGTTAACCGTGGCTGCGCGCTCATCGGCGGCGGGCAGGTCGACTGGTACGCGGGCGTAGCCACCGAGGAGCTTGGCTATGCGATGCCTCCGGTCATTCTGCAGCTGACCCCGCAGAACACTGGCACTGGATCGCTGAGCGGGTCTACCACCTACAGCTATCAGGTCCAATGGGAGGGCTATGACGAGCGCGGCAACTGGCATCGCTCCCAGCCCAGTCCTACGCTGTCCAAGGCCACCGGAGCAGGGGACGACGCGATGGACGTGACCTGCACGTCCCTAGGCGGAACCAACCGCATTAGCCGCCGACACATGGCCCTGGTCGTGTACCGGTCCGACGCGGACGGCAACTACGTCCGAGTTAGTGATCCGATCCGCGCCATCCCGAACACCGGCTCGGCCTGGTACTGCGACGTTTACCGGGACCTGGGCACGGGCGACGATGGCGAGGTGGTCTACACCCAAAGCGGCGCAGAAGTTGGCGCCATTGCCCCCGAGGGCGCCCGCATTGCAATGGTCGACGGCCGGCGCGTGTGGTTGGGCGGGTTCTATCGCCGCGACCGGGTCCAGTACAGCAAGCAGGCAAACCCTGGCACCGCGAACGAGGACGCAATCGCGCCCGAGTTCAATGAGGCGTTCTCTTTCATTCTGCCCAGCGGCAAGCGCTGCACCGGGCTGGCCCGTCTTGATAGCAAGGTGGTCGCTTTCACGGCGGACGAGGTCTACATCATTGCAGGGCGCGGGCCCGACGATGGCGGCCGGAACAACGACTTCTCTGGGCTGACCACTATCAGCAGTGCCGCGGGCTGCATGGAGCCTCGCAGTGTGGTGACATTTGCGGGTGGGGTCCTGTTCCAGTCCAAGGCTGGAATCTATCTGCTGAGCCGGGATCTGCGGCTGTCATTCATTGGCGACGCGGTTTCAGACGAGCTGACCAGCTACCCGACCATCACCAGTGCTGTTGCAGTCCCGAAGCGGACCCAGGTTCGTTTCACCTGCCTCAACGCAGCTGCTGATGGCTCCATCGTGCTTGTGTACGACTACGGCGCCAAGGCTTGGACCCAGTGGGAGCCCAAGGACAGCGGCGGCAGTGAACTGGCACTGGTTGGCGGCTGCATCCACAACGATGTCTACTACGTGCTTGAGGCAGACGGCACTGTGTGGAAGGAGGATAGCTCCACCTACTACGACGACGCCACGCAGTTCGCGCCGATGGAGGTGGAATTGAGCTGGCTGCAGGCTGCGCGCCAGAGCGGGTGGCAGCGGGTGCGCGAGCTTGCTGCACTGTGCGCTCGCAAGGATCCGCACGACCTGAAGATCAGCATCTATCAGGACTTCGAGACGAGCCCGTCACAGACCTACACCTGGACCGAGGCCATCATTGCCACCATGGCGCAGCCCGCAGTGCGGCTGCAGCCAGTGATGCGAGTGCAGCGGCAGAAGTGCACCGCGATCCGCGCGCGGATTGAGGACATTGAGTCTGGCAGCACAAGCACGGGCCAGGGCTACGACCTCGTGGGCTTCATGCTCGAGGTCCAGGAGAAGCGCGGAGCCGTGAAGGCGGGCTCGATGCAAAGGAACTGATCATGAGCGACCTATTTGCACCAGACGACACCACGGCTGCTGACCGGCTGGAGAAGGACCCGAACTGGCGACCGCCCACGTCATACAACCAGGTCACGCCGGAATGGTACGACGAGCGCGCCCGCAAGCCGGTGGAGGCCATGGGGCAACGCGAGGCGGATTTTGCTCGCGACGCATACGAGCGGCGCATGCAGGGCCAGGACAGTGTCGCTCTAGCTGCTCGCATTGCGCAGATGGGTGATGTTCGCCGCCGGGCAGCTCTGCAAGCTGCTATGGGCCCAATGGCGCTTCGACAGAGCATGTATGGGGCCGCGGACAAGGGCATCGGAGTGCTGCGGTCCACAGCAGGCGCTCACCAGATGGAGATTGAGCAGGCCCGGCAGGCCGCAGCACAGGCATATGGCCGCAGATCTGACTATGAGCTGATGTTGCAGAAGCTGCACAACCAACGCCAGCTGGCCGGTGACAAGGCTTGGCAGCAACACGAACAGCGCCGGCAGCAGCATGAGGACGCACTCGATAAGCGCACAGAAGACTGGATCATGGGCATGGGTCAGACTGCTGTTGCGTCGGGCACAGCTGGAATGGGCGCAGGGGGAGGGGGCTGAGCAATGCCATACGATCCAATGTTCCCCATGAAGGGGCTCGAAGATCCAAAAGCACAGATTGGCGCGACGGATCGCGAGAACATTTACAACCCCTACAACAGCAACGAAGGCAAGCCGACCGGAGCCTGGGCCGATGAGTGGTCCTTCGCATCGCAGCAGGAAGAGCGTGGCCGCGATGGCCACTACAGGCGCGGAGCCGAAGGCGCCATGTGGCGAGACCTAGCCAAGCAGCAGCATGCAATGAACGCATCGGCGGCCCGGCGCGGTATGAACCCCAACGCAGCCCGAGCTGGACAGTGGGCATCCGGCGAGCTCGGTATGCGCGGCGAGGCCCTGGCTCAGCAACTGCGGGCAGCTGAGGCCCAGAACCGGGAACGGCTCATGGCTGAGGCATTGCGGCGGCGAACCGCACTCGAGCTGCAGCAGCAGCAGATGGAGACAGGCCAGCTGATTGGGCAGGCCGGAATCCAGGGCGGGTATGAGCAGCAGGCGCTGATGCAGGAGCTCGCAGCGCTGCAGAAGAGCGGTCAGTACATTGGCGCAGGAGTTGGGGCTGCTAGTGGCCTCATGGGCGCAGCCGCCAATGCATGGGGCAGCGGCAGCGGCGGAAGCAGTGGCGGAGGCGGCAAGGGCTCCTACGACCAAGACGGCGTTGTGAACCCCTGGGACTGAGGCAGCAGCATGAGCAACTACTACGCAGACGAGCCGACTGAGCTGGAGCAGGGCTTGGCCCAGTACCAGCAGCCGCCCGATCCCGCAGTAGCGGAGATCCAGCGATGGCTGGAGCAGAGCCCAGGGCCGCCCCCAGCTGAGCCGGCTGCAGCGCCCGCCCCCGTTGCTCCACCAGCACAGCCTGGGGTGCCGTCGACGCACAGCTACTTTCGCGAGCCAGCTGCAGTACCGCGGCAAGGGGTGAGCATTCCCGGCGCTGAGCTGAGCGACGAAGGCCAGCTGCGCCCGATTCCAGCACCGACGCTGCCGCAACCACGGCGCCTGGGACGGGGGCTGCCGCAGCAACCAGAGCTGCCTACGAACCTGAAGCCGCAGCATGGCGGGTTCTACTACCCCGAGGACTATGTGGATCGGGTCATGGACTCGGACCTGCCCCCGGAGCGGAAGACGGCCCTGCTCGAGAAGTACTCCAAGCACCAGGACAGCCTCATTGGCTTGGAGGGGCGCAGTGTACGCGAGCGCCAGAAGGGTGCAGAGGCCCGTGCTGGAATGCAGCAGGAGTTCGCAGGGGAGCAACAGCAGGCGTTTGAGCAGGTTGGGTCTGCCATGGACGACGCCGCCCAGCAGGAGCAGCAGGCGCAAGCCAAGTTCGAGACGTTCCGAACGTCGTATCGCGAGGAACAGGACAAGCGCGCGCAGCAGATGCGGGAGCTGGACAACGAGATCGCATCCACCAAAATCGACCCGAGTCGGGCGTGGAAGAACAAGCACCCCGCGGCCACCATCATGAGCATGATTGGCATTGCGCTAGGCGGGTTCGCGCATGGCTTCAGCGGCGGGAAGATTCAAAACACCGCGCTGCAGATGATGCAGAAGGAGATTGACCGCGACATTGATGCGCAGAAGTCCGACCTTGCCAACAGGCGCGCCTCGCTGGCTCAAAAGAAGACGCTCTATGGGATGGCGCGGGAGCGGTTCGGCGATGAGCAGATGGCGCATCAATGGGCGCTCAAACAGATGTGGGCCGAGCCCGCGCGAGCTGCGAAACGCATGTCATTGCAGCTGCAGGGGCAGAAGGCGCAAATGGGAGCGCAGCTGATTGCCCAGCAGGCCGAGGAGCAGGCACAGTTGGCAGATCTGGAGCTGAAGAAACTAGGACAGCGGGCGGCCCAGCAAATGGCGCTGGCCAAGATGCGCGGAGCAGCAGCCAAGCCCAAGGCGGCCCCGGGCCAGCAATGGAAGAAGGCCGGCAAGGGGCAGGAGTCCACCTACGTTCCCTGGCTGGGCGGATTTGCTGCAGACAAGAAAACGGCTGGCGACCTGAACCAGCTGCGGACCAGCGCTCAGCACCTGGACGGAATGCTAGCGGAACTTCAGCAGCTCAGCAAAAAGGGGAGCACGTTCAGCATTGATGACCGGGCCAGGGCAGAATCACTCAAGGCCCAGGCACAGATGGCGTGGAACCGCGTGGCAAAGCTCGGCGCATTGGATAAGGACACCGTGGCCTACCTCAACAACATCATCGTCAACCCGCTGCATATGACGGAGCTTGGCGAGGATGCAAAGCTGAAGGCGGCCCGTGAAGGGGTAGCATCAAGCGTCAAGTCTGCCGTTGGGGCAGCAAACATCACGCCCGGAGTGCTGCAGACCCGGTTGGACGAGAAGGGTAACGTGGTCCGGCAGTATGCTATTGCTCAACCTGGAGCTCGCGCAGTTCCGCGACAGACCGGTTTCCGTCCCGGCACCGGCGGCCAGGCTGAGAAGGCGCTCAAGGAAGCCCGCCGCCGCTACGGAGGCAAGTAAGTGCCCGACGTCCAGGTAGTCAACCCGCTGGGACGGGTCGGGGTTGT